TGCTTGTTTCGACATCAACACAAGTAAGGGAGTTTGACCGAGATTATTACGAAACGGATAGTAGCACTAGCAACCCTAGAACCTTTACGGGGGTTTCCTATTCAACTAGGATATTCAACACGGGGTTGACGAACGACAAGCTACAAGGGTTAACCGTTGGCTTCGAACAAGCCGCTGACCGAGTGACCCTAAAAGAAGACTTTGGGCAAGAGATTCTTAACGAGCCTTTGTCCTTGCCTAATAATGCCTCTTCGGGAACCTTCACCACGAGCGATAGCGGAAATATAACCTTGTCCGTTGTACCTGGAGTATTCCCAGCCGAAAACCAACTAAGCACTACAAAGGAATGTTGGCTAGAACTTCGCCTTTATGTGACAACGGTTTACAACTCTCAGACGTACTATTGGGGGCCATATAGGGATACCAGTTCGGGACACAACTTCGGGAGGGTCGACAACCTAAATAATGCTTGGGACACTACTGAGCGTTGGAACACCGTGGCGGCTACTAACTTCTTTGACACCCTGAAGAGTGGTTCAACTGGTCACGTTTATCCTGACTTTTCAACCTTTGGGCCTTTCGGTGAACTTACGGCTAATGAATTAGTCATAGCTAGCGTGAACGCGCTGAGTCCAAATAGAGAAGACCTACACGTTTTAATTAACACCATTAACGGCCTTAGAGGCGGTAACGGGCTAGGCGTGTTCGGTGTTAAGCACCCTTCGGGTAGCCAAGGATCAATAACGGTTCAGGTTCAGCTAGTGGCCCTAGATAAAAACCCCAACACAATAACATCTGACGTTGACACGGACACAATAACGCTAACCTCTTCACAGATTCAAGCCGCTGGACTTAGAAACCTGACCCAAGGGGCCACCGTTTACGCCATAGATGATCCACTAGTGGACACCTTCACGCACACTCTAGGAACGGGACAGAATGGCCTTAGCGTTCTCGTTAAGGATATTGGAAGCTTGCACATTAATGACGCTATTGGGGGCGTTCCTACTGAGGCAAGGGCTTGGGATGGTACGGATTGGGATAACGAAACTTCTAACTGGACAGACGGAACGGGAACGGCAGACACGCCCTTGGTTACTTACCTTCTTAGGAAACACGCTCAGATTTATCAAAAGCCCGTTAAAAGGCCCGATATGACCTTTATTAGTGATGTGAACTTATATGGTCGAACTATTACGGGGGCTGGGTTTCCTTTGGGGTCGGTTGGTGAAGTCCAATACATTGTCTTAAACTCTAGGTTTATGGCTAGAGATAACATAATGGAGCAGACTTGGCTTGAGTACGATTCTAACGAAGTAACGGGAGTACCAGTAACCGAGTTACCCAATAGGCCAAATGCATCCCCGTACAACCTTAATAACGGAGCGTCAGACTCTCCAGGTGCTAGAGATTCAGAAGACCCAGGTTTATTACCCGAAGTAGAATGACAATAACAAAACCCACCCCCGACATTATTAAGGTTCTAGCGATCATCAGCTTTATTTGTCTAGTAGCCTTAACCTCTTGTTCTGCAAGCTTCCACCTAAGAAGAGCAATACAAAAAGACCCTACGATTATCCAACCCGAAATAGTGCAAGTGGTGGACACGGTTATTATTACGCCCTTAGAACGCGTAGAAACGACTTTCGTGGCTCTCCCGATAGATACCATTACAATAGAGAAAGAACGCCTTAGAATCAAGATTAGACGCATTCACGACACTTTGAGGGTTGAGGGTGAGTGTAGGTCAGACACTATAAGGATAACAGAAACGATTGAACTTCCTCCCGTCATTAAGTACGAAGACAGACCTTGGTGGTCTAAGTGGCTAATGTGGGGGCTTGCTGGTCTATTCGGTATTAAGGTGCTGAATATGGCTATAGATAGACTCTTAGGGGGCAGAGGGTAGGTCTTATTTTAGCCCTATGAATCTGAACCACTTTTACCATTATTATAAGTCTAAGAGCGGTGGGGTTTCTATTTCTAACTTGCTCAAAGCTTCCGAGGACTTTACTAGTTCATTGGACTGGCTTAAAAAACCCGACACGGACGCTCCCACAATTACGGGAGGTGTAACAGACCCGAACGGGGGAACAGATGCCCAGCGCGTAAACTTCACGGCAAATAGGCAGTCGAGGGTTCAGCAATCTGTAACCTTATCCGCTTCTACTCAATACACTTTTAGCGTTTACGCTCGTGTGAATACGGGAACGGATCAGTTCAGGCTGAGAAACGTCACTTTAAGTGCGGCTGAAGCTAAGACTGTAACGACTAGTTGGACAAGGTTCGAATACACTTTCACGACCACAACGGGTGGGGTGTACGAGTTGAGCATTCAGAACACTGAGAATGTAGCGGCTAACATTGAGTTCTTTGGGGCTATGCTTAACGTGGGGTCTAGTGCTAACGCTTATGTCAAGGTTGACCCAAGTACGGGAGGCTCTGCACCAACACCAGCTTACTCAGGCTTTGGCGATGCTTACGGAGGGGTTACGGCTTACTACTCATTGAGAAAGTTCACCGAGGCCGAAACGCTCAACGCCATACGGGTGAGAAGGTCTTCAGATGACACCGAGCAAGATATCGGCTTTGACTCAAATGGGGACTTGGATAGTACGGCACTTCTTGCTTTTGTAGGAACTGGGGGCACAGATAATGGATATGTCACCAAGTGGTATGACCAAAGCGGAAATGGCAATGATGCGATAAACGCGGATGCATCCGAGCAGCCACTTGTAGTGAGTGGGGGGACGCTTGTTGAAGAGAATAGCAAGGCGGCTATTGACTTTGACGGGGTGGATGATAAACTTGGATTTACCTCAAATTTGAATATCGGCGGCAGTCCCTCAATTATTGGTGTTTTGAACACCGCGGCGGGAGACATCGCTTGGCGAGCGGGTGGAAGTGATTACTGGTATTTTCAAACATCTCAATTATTACGATATCGAAACGGTGACTTTGACGCATCTTGGACAAATTCGGACGGCTTGCCCGTTATGACAGGTTCTCAAAAATTGGTGGCCACCTACAAGAATTCGACAAGCGTAGAACTTGCAGTTGATGGAACGAGCATTGCGACAAAGTCAAGCGGAACGGGTACAGATGGTTTTTTTAATAATATAGGCAGCAACCTTCTTAACATTGACGGGGTTTGGCAAGAACTAATAATTTTCGACTCCAACCAATCAGGCAACCGCACGGGCATTGAAACGAACATCAACGACCACTTTGACATCTACACGCCATGAGTTGGTACATCGGAACACGCGAAGAGGTTGAGCAGTACAACCAAAAGGTAAACGAGGCGAAGGCGTACACGGGGTCTATCACAAGTAACTGGGCGAACCCACGCATGCACCCTGACGGGAGCAAGTGGGCGATAGTTGCACATAGCACCGAACCCGATGAAGAGAGCCGCCTAACTTTAGTAGAGGAACTTACAGAAGATTGGAATAGTGAGGTACTTTAAGCTAGAAGAATTCGATAGCCCTGACAAACCTGGTAGCGGTGAGTTGATGGATGAAAGCCTTTTGACTATGCTAGACGAGTTAAGGGGTAATTGTGGGTTTCCACTGAAGATCAATTCGGGAGTGAGAACAGAAGCAAGGAATAAGGCGGTTGGCGGTTCACCTAACTCCAGTCACCTAAAGGGCCTAGCCGTGGACATTCATTGCACCGAGTCCGCTAAGAGGTTTACAATACTTGACGAAGCGTTAAGGCTGGGCTTTGACAGAATCGGAGTAGCCAAGACCTTCATTCATTTGGACATTGACCTAGATAAATCACCTGACGTAATTTGGTTATACTAATGAGTTTATCAGAACTTGGAATAAATATAGGTTTGATGATAGGCGGCTTTTTCGGCTCGCTTATAACCGTCAAGAAAAAGAGGTGTGTAAAGGAGCAGCTTCTAGCCGTGGTTACTGGAACTATGGCCGCTAACTACCTTTCTCCCGTCCTTATTGAGTGGTTCAACCTAACGGGTTCCTCTCAGTACGGCACGGCCTTTATCGTAGGCTTCGGAGGACTCAAAGTGGTAGAAGCGTTCTACGACAAATTCTTTAATAAAATAGGATGAACAAGCTACTTTGGGAGGGTCTTCAGTTTGCTATCATTGCGCTCCTTGCTTTCTCCTTGTTTGCGTGGATCGAGGTTAAATTCTTCCTACCCACCCTAGAGCGTGACATAGTAGAACACCTACCACACGACACCGTTTATATTTCTACCGATAGCGTAAGGGTGGATTCTAGCTTAGTAAAATACCTAGACTAAGACCCACAAGCTTCGCAGTCCTGATCATCCAGGTTGCACGTTGTTTCCTCGTCCTCGTCAAGTGACTTAACGAAGTCATCCATACTAACGGGCTCGTCCTTAATTATCTTAACAACCTTGGGGTCTAACGGTACTTCTTGGCCCGTTGTTAAATCTACTTGTTTAGCCATTTGATTTGTTTAAGCGTTCAACTTTCTTTTCGATGAAACCCCTTTCAAGGTAGTACTTAATAAGCTTCGAATCTATGCTAGTGACTCGTTGCCCCTTTTGAATTACCCTCCCTCTTTGTCGGAAGTCTTTTAGGGCGTAGTAAGCGGTTCTTACCCCACTAGGCACAACCAAACGACTTCACGAGCGTGACAACTAGAATAACAAAGCTAGCACTAAGAACCATCATAAGGACAGCTAACCAAGCGATCATAACAAAAGCCTTCGTTCTGCTAATCACCTTCTTCCCTAGTTGGCTCTCTGTGAAGCATTTACGCATTTCCGTTGGGCCGCAATCGCACCCCTTTGCTAGTAGTTCGCACTTAGTTTCCATAGATGTTCCCTTTTATGATTATTTTATTTTCAAAGGCCCAGCCGTCATTAACCTCTAGCATCCCGAATCCGTGAACCCAAACGAGTTTGGCCTTACCGTAATAGTCAGCATTCAAGTTACAAAGACATCCCATAGTAGCACACATAATGTCCTGACCTAGGCCGTTCTTAATATTATAAGACTCCGAGCGGTGAAGGTGTCCCTGAATGGCTGACGTTTTAAGTTCTTGGGCCATCTTCCTAGACGGGTTAACGCCACCTATTCCATATTCGTGACCGTGAAGAACTAGAAGCCCATTAGCGTCTATTATTGTTTGGTCGTGTAAGACTTCTATTCCGTATTCTTTGGTTCTGAAGAATTGTTCAATTCCCATATTCATTCCAAAGTTCATAGACAAAAGACCAGCGATGTAAGGAGCGTTCTTATTCAAGTCCCTAAATAGCCTATTCTCGTGGTTCCCCAACTTCCAAACGATCTTAACTCTAGGGAACTCTTCTCTTAGACCCTGAAAGAACTCTTGTGCTACTTCTATTTCACCTACCAGGTCAACACCGTCCCACTTCTTAGCGTGGCTAGAAATAGAATAAAAGTCACACAAGTCCCCGTTCAAAAGAATACCGTCAACATCCCTTTCTTTGGCGTACATTAAAGCCGTTTTAAGGGCCTTTTCATCGTGGTAGGGAAAGTGAATGTCGTTAAGTATTATCCAAGTACCTTCGGGTAATTTAAACGTCTTAGAACCCTTCTTTAACGCTTTAGGTATTAACGCTTCAATTCCACGCTCTACCCTTTTTCTGTTCTCCTTTGTTATCTTATTGCACGGAAGAATGCTGGTCACTTGCCGCCTAACGCTATTAATCTGCTTATCTGTCTGCTCGAACACTTCGGGGAAGGCTCTTACAACCATTCTAGCAATAGTCCTCTTCGGCTCGTTTTGAAGCTGGTTCTCTTCTATGTACTGAGTAATGAGTTGTTTTTTAGTCATTGAGAAGGCGCATTATAACTTCAGGGTCGTGGTTCATCAACTTGGTCAGGATTCTTTGCTCTTGCTCCTTTGCCTCGTCATAGGCTTCCTTTGTATCGGTGCAACCTAGATTAGCAAAGATAATAGCGCATTGGTGCAATGCTTCGTCAATTAACTCCTTAACCTTGGGGTCAGTGTAGTAAGGACTCTTCATATTCTTGAATTGCTTTAAAAATTTGGTGCGCTACTTGGGGTACTATTGCGTTCCCGTATGCCGCTATTGATTCGTTTCGCCACTTAGGAAAGGTGATAGAGTCCAGTTCTCTGGGAAGCCCATCATCTCCTCCACAAATTGGGGGTTTAGTTGGGAAGTTGTCCCAGCCTCTTCTTTCGGGAGCATTTCGTGAAAGTCCATATAATTCATCAGACTCCTTCCCCCTTGCTGGTATTGTGTCTTTTGATCCGCTCCCGTTGTCGGAGTTGGTAGAATAGGCGCAGAACCAAACTCTTTGTCTGACGTGTGGGGCGTTGACTGCACAAGCTGGAAGAATAAACGGTTGTACTTCGTACCCTTGAGCCTCCAGGTCAGATTGCACCTCATCGAATACCAGCCCTCCATTCCAATTAGTAAGGCCGAGAACGTTTTCGCCCACAACCCAACGCGGCTGAATCTCTCTAATTGCTCTAAGCATTTCGGGCCACAAGTGGCGTTCGTCTTCCGATCCGAGTCTTTTACCGCTTGTTGAGAATGGTTGACAAGGGAAGCCGCCTGAGATAATGTCAATGGTTCCCCTATATGGTCGAAAATTGATGTCTGTGACATTTCCAAAAGATATAGCGTTAGGCCAGTAGTGTTCTAGCACCTTTTTTCCAAACTCATTCACCTCACAATGAAAGACGTTAGTCCACCCCATCCACTCAGCCGCCAGGTCAAAGCCTCCAATTCCACTAAATAAGCTACCGTGTTTCATCTAGTATTAATAGGATGACAAGATAACCAATTAAATCCTTTATTGTGTCTGCCTTACTTTCACTCACCTCCAGCGCCTCACTTTCCAACCTCTTTAGCTTGTCTGCTATCCGTGCTAGAATGCCGTTCTTCGCTGGGATCACTTCACCAAAAACCTCCACGTCATCAAAGGCACTATTACCGTAGTCTGCATTTTTGGAAAGTTGCAGTTCTTTGAGTTGGTCGTAAACCCTTGAAATCTGTTCGGCTCGTGTCATTAGTGTACGAATCTTACATCTTCGTAATTAAAACTTAAAGGCAAGTTAGCACCCTCAAAGTACCCTAGAGCCTCATATCTAGTATCTGCAAAGCATTGGGCTATAATCACCCCATCTTGAACTAAATTCCACTTGCTCGTAATTATTCCTTTCTTCATTTGTTTGGTGTTTAGATGCATCATTAAGGCTAATATTAGAGGTTAGTGATGTTTTTACGCATCAAATCCACCTCATATAGCCCAGTTAATTCGGTTAACTCCCTCTTCAGTTTTATTCTGTCCTCATTCTCAAGGTAGTAACCTTTTTTCTCAAAGTCAAGAACGAACGACCGAACAACGTCACGAGCGGTAGACAACTCAGGAATACTCCATTTACCCGTTTTAAAGACTTGTGGGAGCGTTTCTATCTCCTCTAGTAACTCACTACCACCCACCAAAGAAAGTCCCTTAGAGAAGCCCTGACGGTTTCCCTCCATAAATCTATTATCGTACTTGGATTGTCCCCAAATATTCAAAAGGTGGAACCTTAAAACGGGGTGAGTTGATCTAGCATAGTAGTGCCCAGCGTCCATAATACCTTCTTTGAAGGCCGAACCATTACTTATACAAGGGTGACCTTGGTCGATTAACCTAACGGCTTTATTCACGTCCTTTTGCAGTTCCTCTAGCCAACGGGAATGAGTCCAAGTAGACTTCTTAGACATTATGCCACTTTGGAGATTTATGGCGCACTCCACGGAGCAAACCATTTGCTCTTTTTTGTTCTTCAGGAACATTGTCCCGCAACTCCAGCAAAGTGTTGAGCCGTGAGATTTCCTCATTTAACAAAGGTAACAACTTGGCTTTAACCCACTTCTCTTTAACCTCGTCAAGATTCCCCTTAATTATTCGTAGGTTCTCTAGTGATCTCTTCCGCTCCTTAAACACCCGAAGCTTTAGCTTATCATTCAGGTCAAAGATGGAAAGTTCTTGGTCGGTGAAAGCCTCTAACTCGTGTCCGTGCATATCGGTAAAGGCTTTAGTGGCGTTTAAGATTAAATCGCGATGAACCTCAGAAGGCTTCTTGTCCGTATAGTGGATGATTGTGGCGTGATCTCTACCAATAAGGGAGGCTATTTCTCCAAGGGTTTTGTTCGTTAGCCCCCTAGCTATACTAGCGTAAATGATACGGGTCTTAACTAGTGGCGTTGTTCTCGTGGTGGACATCACTTCGCTGACATCAGTTCCCATGTAGTCACACGCAAAAAGTAGCACATCTCTAAGTTTCAGCATCTTCGAAAAGTTCAATGAATTTAGTAAAGGAGAAACGGCCTTCAACAATCCCAGCTTTACGCATCGCAAACCACACACCAGCGGCAGTATAAAGCGGAAGCATAGAGGGATAAAGGTTGACCTTCAGAGTTCGGATAACGTCCTTTTCAAATGTTACCCCGTGGCGTTCTAATCTTTCAAATAGGTTTCTCATCGCAGTTCAAATTCTAGGTAAACAACGGGGCTATCATTAAAGTCCTCAATGTAAAGGACGGGATCAAAATCTTTCAACTCAGTACCTGGAGCGTCCTTAAAGTAGAAGTCTTCTATTTCTAGGGTAACCTCTCTTTCATTGTCAATCCTATTAACGTGGTTCGTCCACCCGTCATTAAATGCCTCTTCGGTCTTGTACTCCGTTATTGAAATAGTGGCTTCTCCACTAAATGAAAATCTGAACCCCTCTTTTGAGTTGGGTATTATTTCAACCTTGTAGTCTACTTCTACGCAGTTTATTTCTTGTATCTCGGTTAGTCCGTAGATGTCGTAAACGGTTATTCTTTGCTTCATTGTTTTTATTGTTTACAACAAAGCTAATGTAAATAATTGAATAAAAAAAAAGGAGGCCGAAGCCTCCCTTAAACAAATAGAGAAAACTAATTAAGGAGCAACCCCGAGGGTCAAAGCACCAGTAACACGGAAAGACATAGATACGTTAACGGCTGAATCAATACTAGCAGTAATGTTCATAGCAGTAATGTAGCAAGTGCCTGAGATTTGGAAGTCCCCCGTAGTAGTACCACCGTAAACAAAGTCAAGGATAGTACCAGCCTTTTGGTCAGCCATCAGAGTGGTCAGGTTTGATCCGTCAGCCTCAAGGTGAAAGTCAGCAGAGAAGTCAGCGGAACGAGTTCCAGCAATGCCCGTGTAATCTCCCGAACCTTCGTAAGAAGTGGTATCAATCTCGTTAGTAGTGATGTTCATCGCAGAACTAACCACCCCAGCGATTGCCGCATCCGTTCCAGGTGTTGCTGAGTCAGTTTGTACGCGGACGTAAAGCCCATCCATCTTAGCCATTTGCAGTCTTTTTGATTACCACAAATATAAAAGGGGGCCGAAGCCCCCCTATAAAACGCACTTGGCGTTTAGAACGGTAGTCCGTCTGGGGATTCGGGCGTATCCCCTTTCTTGTCGGAACCCATAAAGGTCAGCGTGTCAACGGCTAGGTTTAAATAACCTTTGTCGGACTTCGCACTTACCCAAGGCTTTCCGCTCACGGCTACCTTAATAGACTTGACATCCTTAAAGAAGGGCCATAGCTTTTCCGCTCTTACCCCGTACATAGAACAACTAACCCACGCAGTTGAATCTTTACCCGTCTTAACGGCTACTGAGAAAGACAAACGGCAAGGCTTATCGCCCATTGCTTCCGTGAACTTGTGGGTGGCTGAGTTACCAGCACAATTCAGATTTAGCATCTTTTTCTTTTTTTGCTAAGTTAACACTAGTTAAGACCTTCTGAGTCCCAACGCTTTACTATTTCTTGACATTCTTGCACTCTAGCCTTAATAAGTCTAAAGTTGTTTGGATCAACCTTGAAGTTGAAAGACCTGACACGCTCGTGAATTTCGATGTCATCAAACGTATGATTTCTCGTTACCTCTTCTTGAATCTTGGTATAAAGTGGGTTAGAGTCACCACCCTCCAATTTAAGAGCCTCCCGATAAATAAGACCCTCGACAATGTCTTCAGGGGTATTAGAAAGGCAGTAACTAAGTTGCAAGTCTTCCACTTCCCAAAGCCAAGCGTAGGCGGTTAACTGCCAGCCATAAGGCGTAAGCTTTCCCGACTTGTTAATTGGCCCCTCACCCTTGTGAAAGGTGTAGATGTCGAAACTAGACTTAACGTCAATGACCTTATCTCCCGTGTAAATGTCAGCCTCACCAGTTATATAGTCATTGGACTTACGCTCCGTGTTCTTTTCATAAAGTTCACCGTCTACCATAGATAGTAGGCTAATGGACTTCTCCTCCACGGCTAGCCCTTTGGCTATTTGTGCGGTGTTGATCTCCCTAGTACGTCCGTACTTGTGAAAAAGATACATCTCTTTGAGGGCGTTTAGTGCGGTAGCACCGATAGTATTCGACCCCCTCCCGTTGGTCATTATCTGACCGAGTGCGCTTGCTCTTATTTTCATTTGTTCATTTTTTCTGCAAGTTCAACAATAGCCTGAAGCTTCTTAAATTCGTCATCTGTAAAAACCGAACCCATCTTTACGGCAAGTTTGTCGTAGTTATTCTGAGTTGGGTTAGCAGTCAACCAGGTCAAAGCCTTTTCAAAGTCGTTTTCTTTCTTCTTACCGTGGTCATTGGTTCCGTCAGCGTCCTTAGTGTCATCCAATAACAGAAGACCCCCAGCGGCATACTTTCGGGCGTAAGAACTAGCAGAACCAAACGCTTGGGCCATATTCATTCCCTTAATTTGATCCACTTCGGCGTAGGCCGTGACGCTCAAGTCATCCTTTCCGTCTTGAATGCAAGCGGTTGCCTGAATGACTACCCTACCAGCTACCTCAACAACTTCGTCTGAGAAGTTTAACACGCATCCGTGTTTTTTAAGGTGTGGCTTTACAGCTTCTTGGATGTCCTCAATAGAACGGTATTTGTATTTCCCGAAAGAATTGAAGTTAGACTTTGGGGCTTTTAGGTCGTGCTGAATCTGTGTCAGCTTTGCAATTAAATCCATTTGTTTTTGTTTTTGTGGATTAGAGTTCAATATCATTAGGGTTAAATTCAGCCCGTCCACTCTCAATAAGTGAATTCAGTTGGCTTTGTGTCCCGTTATTTTCTATGTAGTCTAGGCAAGCGTCATGGTCGTAGAACTTCCATTCTCGTTCCAATGCGTGAAAGGTTGCACCTAGTACCCCCTTATCTCTAAGGAAGAGTTCAACCTGGTATGTCTTAAATGGTACGGCTCTAATCAACTCAGAACCATTATAGGCAACGATAGCACCGCTATCCCTATTGGTTTCAATATACCTATACCCTTGGTAGAACAAGTATTCAGCAAGGCTTTGAGGCATTAACCCCCTTGGTTGTGTTTGAGCCATAGGACAAATATAGTAATTAATTTTAATTCTTTCGCTCTAAATCTAAGCCACCCAAAGCAAGTACTTCCCCCCTTCCCCCCATTAGAGAGAGGAAATAACCTTGCTTCGGTACGGCTTGAGTTTGTCGCTTTAGAGATCACTAGCACCCCTTCGGACATCCACCTTACGGCTGCTACCTTTCGGGATAACGGTACTGGATGACTTGGGATTTCACTTAGTACCAACCCCCTAACCTCTTCGGTGTCTGCTAGTTAAACGATTCGTTGCCGCTTTCTACTAGCTTCTTATGTCCACAAAGGTACGCAAACGTATAAAACAAGTCAAGAACCCCTTAAACGGCTTCCGCTCGTGGGCGTACTTTTGCCCTATGCGACAGACTACCGATATAATGCGGCTCGTTCACAATGCAATTAGAACCGTCCTCAACGCCAACGGGCAAAGTTCCATAGCTATCCAGTATAGCAGAACCAACGTCAGCGACTTAGATAAGTACGTTTATATAGATATAGGTGGCGCAGATAGAACGGGGTCACAAACTGATTTAAGCTACGACTACACAATAACCACGGGGGTGATCTTCTACGAACAAAGCCCAGCTTACTCAGTCACTAACCATAATACTTTAATCGACCTGGTCTATAAGGCTTTTCAGGACACCACCTTAACGGGCGAAATCCACAACGAGGCTAGAACCCTAGACCTAGAACTTGAGAGCGTTAGCGACCTTGGGGCAAGTAAGGAGCAGACCCGAAGCGATGACGGTAGGTATATTGTCCGCTATCTAATGGACTTCAACCTTCGTATGAACCTAACTGCTAGTTAGTTAGAACTTCTTTTTATTTGTTTACTCTTTTTGTTCTAGTTTTGTGCTAGGATAAAAAAACAATTATGTGCAAACCATTAGAAACACAAGATAGGCAAGCTGAGTTTAATTTTGAACAAAATCAATTCAGTTTACAAGAACATCAAAGGGCCTTAATTAGTCTTTTAGACAAGATGTCAGAAGATGAACGTATTGAATCAATTAATGAAATAAAAAAAGCATTACACCAAGTAAGTCCTTTCAGAAATGAGCCAGTCGATTGTGTGACTTGGGTAAAATCTGATAAAGTAGTAGCTAACGAATACAACCCCAACAAAGTGGCCCCACCCGAAATGGAGTTGTTGGAAGTTTCAATAATGAATGATGGCTATACTCAACCCATTGTTACTTGGCCTTCGGATGACAAAATAGAGGTAGTTGATGGCTTTCATAGATCGCGTGTAGGTAAAGAATCTAAAATAGTTAGCCATAGAGTAAGGGGGTATTTACCAACTGTTGAAATAAGGTCTGAGCAGTCGGGTAAAAATGATCGTATAGCTTCGACTATTCGCCACAATAGGGCAAGGGGTAAGCACCAGGTTGACGCTATGAGCGAAATAGTCATAGAGTTGAAAAACAGAAACTGGACTAATAAGAGAATAGCCAAACAGTTGGGAATGGACGAAGAGGAAGTTTTAAGGCTTTGTCAAATCTCAGGGCTGGAACATTTGTTCGGTGATCAGGACTTTTCCAAGGCTTGGGAATCGGGGGATTCTAATAATGTATACAAGCCAATAACGGACGAAATGGATGCCGAAGAAATAGAAATGTATCGGACGGCAAACACTAATGACCCTAACCGCATATTCCATACATACGACAAGTGGGAATGTCATAAAGCTGGATTCTATGCGAGTTCAGTACCAGGTAAAACCGCGAACGAATGTGAACAAGAATATGCAGACTTTCTAAGCGATGATAATGCATTTAGAGAAGCTTTAGATAAGGTCATTAGTGAATGGAAGTGTAGTTGCGAACACTACTTAACGAATACTGCAATGAACCGTATAGCCTGGCTTGGTCAAGCTTCAATGTGTTACGCTCGTGGTATACCCTCTAAATACTGCGGAGGCTTCAATAGACTCCGCGAGGACGAAAAGCAGACCGCTAACGAAACCGCCTTAGAGTATCTCAACAAGTGGATGCGAGCGAATGATCGACCCATTTTAGATATGGATCAAGCCCTAAGTATTGGTAGACAAGTAGAAATATACTAAGATGGCTAACAAAGTATACTTAAAGACAAACGTCTTACAAGAAGCGAAAAGCAGAATTAAGCACACGTTTGATTCAGTAGAGAGGGTCTACATTTCTTTTAGTGGGGGTAAAGACTCTACCGTTATGACTCACCTGGTTATGGAGGAGGCTATAAAGAGAGGTAGAAAAGTGGGATTGTTGATAATAGACTTAGAGGCTCAATACTCAGCGACCATCGAACACATCCGTGAGGTTATAGAAATGTACAGAGAACACATTGACCTACATTGGATTTGTGCGGATTTGCTATTAAGGAATGCGGTTTCTGATTATCAGCCAAAGTGGGCTTGTTGGGATAGTGAAAATGAATCTATATGGGTTCGCCAAAAGCCTGAAGAGGCGGCAGACTTAAGCCAGTACGACTTTTACTTTCCTAAAATGGAGTTTGAGGAATTTATGGTCTTATTCGGAAAATGGTACGCCCAGGGGCAAACGTGTGGGGCTTTTATCGGTATTCGTTCCGATGAATCATTACATCGTTATAGGGCTATTGTAGCGCAAAAGAAAAACCTGACCCTTAATGGCTGGAAGTGGACAACCAAAATAGCCAACAAACTCTTTAACATCTACCCCATATACGATTGGAGGACAGAAGATATATGGGTATATCACAGTAAAAGAAAAGACCTACCCCATAATAAGGTGTATGATATGATGACTAAAGCTGGGGTAAAATTTTCAAATCAGCGTTTATGTCAGCCCTTTGGCGATGATCAAAAAAAGGGGCTTTGGCTATATCATATACTTGAGCCTATGACGTGGTACAAGCTCTTAAACCGTGTATCTGGCGTAAACTCAGGCGCTCTGTATGTAAATGAAACTGGTAATGTGTCTGGAAATAAGGACGTAACAAAGCCAGCTAATCACACTTGGGAATCTTACACCAACTTTTTACTGCGATCCTTACCCGAACCAATGCAAGTGCATTACCGTGAACGCTTTGTAAAGTTTGTAGCTGGATGGAAGCAGAGGGGTTATAATCAAATACCTGACCAAGCTCCGCACGACTTAGAGATTAAGTGTTGGGCTCCTTCGTGGAAAAGAATGGCCCGATGTATTCTAAGGAATGATTATTACTGCAAAGGATTAGGCCAAACACAGCCTAAAAGTGAGGCGTACGAAAAGTATAAGCAGATTAAGGCAAAAAGAAAGCTTGAGGAGCAAATGGATTGAAATGACAGAAAAAGAAAAAAAGACCTTGCGTGAGGCCATTATAATAATACAAGGGCTATTAGACTCAGGGCAATTAGATTTATTCGGGGAAAAGAAGTCGAACGAACGAATACCCGAACGATTCACCG